ATTTTTTCTAAAAAAGTCCTTGTCCCACCAGATCCTACATGTTCTACTGATCTTAAATATAGAGAATCTGAAGGCATAGAAACTGCTCTGTTTCCAGCGGTAAAAGTAGATGTTGCATATTTTCTAGTATCGTCATAGTCTACTTTACCCGCAACATCTAATTCTACACTTCTTATAAATTCTTGAATTATTGAATCAGACAATACAGAGCTACCTACTTCTGTGTAGTCTCTTACTTGTGTTAAAAATGCTGAATGTGATATTGCCATTATGAAATACTAACCTCCACTTGTCCTATTAATGATAACATTTCTCTTCTTCTATTTTGTAAAGATGGATCTGCAGGTTTCATAGCTGAGGTTCCTTGTGTTATGAAAGCAAAGTCTCCAGGTAAAGACAAATTTGCTACACCAACAGATGCACCACCTGAATCTGATATAGTGCCATCACCATCTGTTAAAAATTCTTGAGTTGGTTGTTGAAATTTCTGAGATCTTGGGCTTTGTAATGCTATTGCATCTGCCGTAATTCTTCTTCGTCTTATTTGTGGTTGTTTAGGTTCAAATTCTGTATAATGCACAAAAGAACCATTCCACTCTTTTACCATTTCTGAATAAGGATATTCCATACCTGATCTATCAGATATAGCTTTTGAATGTTTACCTGTTGCGTACTTAGCCATTATGCTCCTGATCCGTTAGGGTAGAATGATTGTGGAGTAATAAATGTTGAAGTTCTTTGACCATCCTCATCTAATGCTCTTTTTAATTCATCTTCATAAATCATTTTATTTTGTTGGACTAATTGTGGATTCATTTTCATAGATAAATAATATCCTAACCCTGCCGCCATACATGGTAAAAATCTATAAGCCACATCAGCTTGATCAGTATAAGCACCTGCATCTTCTATTCTTTTTAAAACGTAATATTTAAGAGCTTTGTAAGTCCCAGCGTCTGGTGTTTGATATAAACTAATTTTAGGTGTTGTTTGTCTGTCTACATAATATTGAGACGGTGTGCCTGTAGATAATTTATTAGGTATGGCAGCATAAGTAGATCTATCTATTTTTGTTAAAGATACATCTTGAGTTGAAGAACTATCATTAGACGCAACAGTTGTAGAAATAAAAGCCTCTAAAACATCGCTTACGTCATCTGACACTGTGTAAGTTGCTTGGCCAGCAACTAAAGTTTTTTCATCAAGCTCAACTTTCCAAAGATGAATGCCTCTATTACCCCATTCAGCAAATAATAAGTTTAAACTTGTTCTAGCTGATCTTAAATCATAACCAGAGTTTGTTCTTACACCACATCTTTGATAACCCTCTTGAATTATATCATCGATGTCTAAATTAAAAGCTGTAGTTCCAGACGTTGCCATTATAATATCCTATCTTAATTTTCGTAAATCTTCTTTTGTTAAATTTTTTCCACCATGCATTCTGATTCCATACTTCAGATCATCTTTTGCATCTTTTCGTTTACCAGCACCTCTAACACCAGATTTCATAATCTCAGTTATACTTCTTCCACCAGCTTTTTTATACTCTTTGTAAGCTGATTTAATAGTTTTGGTTAACAAACCACCTAACAACATTTTTTTATACATTTTTAAATCCTTTCAATAAAGGTCCGTAGTATTTAACCAAACTTGGATTGTTAACTTTTTTTCCTGCTAACTCAGATTTCATATAAGAACCTATGTATGGTTCTTCTTTCATTTTTGTTCCAGGAGCTTTTGATGTTGTTTCAGAGAACGCAGCTCTACCCATAGAAGCTTTCATTACTTTTTTGCCAGCGGGTACACAATTAGGCACCATCTTATTACCTTTTTTCTTCATGCCTTTTTGCACGTATCCATCCCAACATGGTCCTTGTTTTGCCATTAGTCCTCCTTTTTAGCGGCCGCTTTGAGAGTGTGAATCTTCTCCTTTTTGCGGTTGTACAACTTCTTAGATAATAGCACTCTTAAACGGAATGTTCTAGACCTTACGGCTTCTACGAATGGATTCTTTGGCTTTTTTTGCAATGTTTACCACCCCTGATTTGCCCATAACCTTAGCTCTTTGTTCCATGACCGTTAAAATTTGTATTTTTCTTGCGAATGGTTTATTAACCTTTTTTACTTTTGCAGCTGTGGCTCTCGCATCAGCGTCTGTTGCAAACTTAATCTTAACAGTGTCTCTAGGATTTTCATCTGTATATAATCTTCTACCAGATCCTTTTGGTTTTTTACCAGTGCCTTTTATTGGGTCTTTCATATATTTTTATTGTTTCTTAATAACATAATTTACTGATGTCCTCCAGTAGGGTATTTTTTTTATTGGTTCTGATTTATGTAATTTAGTTGATTCAAATAATATAAAGTCACCAGGATTATATTTAATTATATCTCCCTCTATGTTTAACTCTCCACCCCAATCTTCAGCCCATTGTGGTGTAAAGAATCCAACAATACTATAAGTATTTGTTTCCATATCCTGATGAAATTGTGTGTAATGATTATCATTTTGTGCGTTCAAAGCTATCCTACTTATAACTCTTGATATCGAAAAATTATGTTGTCTTTTTAATTCAGCATTTATTCTATCAAATAAACTATTGAAGTAGCCTATCCAATATTGATTATTGTAAACAATTTCTTGATTTTCTATTAAAGTTACTCCAGGAAAACATCCTCCTAAATTACTCGTATCGCTTTGTCTAGATAAATTCCAAATGTTTGATGTAACCAAACCTGTGTACAAAGAAAAACAATCTTCTTTAGTTAAAACATCATTTATTATTTTTATCATTTACACTAAATCTACAGCTCTACCTATAACTGGTTTGTATTTAGTTTTACCTTCATTTTTAAAAGCATGCAAGAATTGTTTTCTTGCTCCTTCAGGCACATAGCTGCAATGTATCCACCCAGAGTTTGGTTCACCTACAGTATAAAACTCAAGTATAAGTTGGTCAAATTCTAGGTTTTTGTAAATCCAATCAGCTAGTTCTGCATTGTCAGTTCCCATACATTCAAAATCTGCCGCTTCTGCACGGGCATGTTGGCTGTTGACTGAGCTACCTATGGCAACACAAAGCTCTGGAGATCTGTAGCAGCTAGTAACTTTAACTCTGCCAAAGTGGTCTCGTACAGGTTGCAAAATATTTTCACACAGTCCCTTTAATTTTTCTATTTGATCAGCGTTTGGATTATTATCAATTCCTCTTCTGATTGCAGTGTCTGATTTAATTAATTCTGATAAAGTAAAATTACGACTTAGATTCATTTTCTCCTCCGTTGTTTTCAAAACTTAGATCTTCGGCAATATCTTTTTCTTCCATTTGATAAAACATTTTATCGCTGTCTTCTGTAACCATTTTGTTATCTTCTGCATCCCAATATGTAGTTTGTACACGGTAGTCTGGCCAGCTGTTATCAGTAGTATAACTATTAACGTGCCAAAGAAGACGATTATTAGGCTGAGCTGCAAAATTCCCGTTATCAAGAGCCAATATATGCGCGCACTTGTGTTCTTGAGGAATTTCAGAATGTTCTGTATCCAAAATATTAACATCTGGATGCGCCCAATCAATAGTGAATAAATATTTGCCATGATAGAATTTTTTATTTAATCCTAAAAATTTACCAGTTACACCATCCAGCCAATCAAAGCAAGTAACACTAGGCCAGTAACTGAAACAGTTCCACAATTCCAACTCGTGGACCTGCATATCTGGCACTTGGGCTCTGTCATACGATTTTTGGAAAAACGCTGAGATAGGCAACCTCCAATAACACGCGCCATTTGGTAACATGATATTAAATAAGAGAGCCCTACCTGAAATAGAGCTAAGACCAAAGACAACGCAGTCAATACTTTGTCCAATATAATTTTTGTCCATGTCATATAAATATTCCTTTCTTACCTTACAATAAATTGGTGGTATGTTTGCATTTAAATATGCCATTAGTCCAGTATTAATGAAGTAATTTTTTTCTCTCCCATATACACTTCTATGTTTGCCTTAGATTGTATGCATTTATAGACAACTCTATCACCAGGATTTTTGTCCTTCATAGCATAACGCTTGGCCTTCAAACAATTTGATAACGACTCGTGATAACGGTGTTCCACTATTTTATGGTCCACAATGAGTAATAAAGCAAATACCATTTCTATCATTAGTGCGCTCCGTTTCCATTTCTAATTAATTTTTCTACATCTTCTGTAAGTTTTTTTGTTCTATCTTTTAAAAATTCTATATTAACTGCATTGTTTCTCATACTCTTAACTTCTTTATCAACCTCTTCTAAAACACCTGCAAGATGCTCTACCAACATAAAAAGTTCAGCCTCCCCACTTGACTGACCAAGTTCTCCACGTGGATATTTAATTCTAAACTCTGAGTTTTGTTCTAAATCTTTTGTCATCAACTCTATCGCTGTTGAATGCTGATTAAGCTTTTCGTGAATACCAAAATAAGCCCAGGTGCCAACCGCGATCATTGCGATTAAACTAGCAACCGTCTTCATAGGCATCTGCACAGCTGCCTCCTCCGATATGCTGATAGGTTTCTTACTCATTACTTAATATAACCTGGTTCAAGGAATATAGCCAGAAGACATAATAGTATTATCAATATAGCTGTGAATCTATAATCCATACTGGCTATCTCCATAAATTACCTTGATTTAATATAATTTTTTATTTTTCTAAATGGCCAACATATGTAATGCCAAATATCTTTTAACATTTTTTTTAACATTTCCATCTCCTTCTTGCTTGTCTTAATCTTGAATTTGGGTCTCTTGCAGCTTTGGGGAATTTTTTCATTTGCCCTGCTGATCTTGCGCAAAATGATTTACGTCTTTTTGCAGCCTTTGATCCTGCTTTTACTTTTCCTGTAACAGCTGTTTTTAACTTAGATCCTGGATTTGCTCTTCTATATGCAGCAACGCCAGCTGCTGTCATTCCAGCACCTTTTTCAGTTGGCCTGAAATTTTTCTTATTTCTAGATGGCATAACATCGCCACCTCTTTTAAAAGCTTCCAACTTTTTATACATTTTACGTGTGTGTAATTGTAACTGAAGAATTAGCTATAACAGCTACAATACCATCTTTAAACAGAACACCTGATCCAGGCATGTAGATATCAATACCTTCTGTGCCAAAAACATATTTTAATTTTAAGTTTCCTGATGCTACAGCACCTGTAGTTGCACAATCATGAAACTCAACTTGTCCACTGGCATGTCCTTTAGCTTGTACGCTAGTAATTCTTCCTCTGCCTGTAATCATAACATGTGTACCACTTGCTTTGTGTACCGACAGTTGATCCGATGTAAAACTTCCTCCACCTGACATAATATTCTCCTATGTTTGTGGCTCCCGAAGGAGCCACTAATTATTATACTTTACCAATCAATTCAGAACCGTTTCTGTTTTGAGTACAAGTGATATAATCTAACTTAGTTACTCTTTGACCAGAAGCAGATGCTGACACTGAAGCTGCAAACATTTGCATGTCATCAGTATTAATGTTTGATGTAACAGTAGCTGCTAACTCTCTGTTTACAAAAAACTCAACTTTTCCAGCTCTATCAACT